ACGCTATCTGATAGAAAAGGTAAAGCTCTTTTTATAACAACGCCACAAGGATTTAATTGGATATATGATTTATACTTACTTGGACAAAAAGATGAGATGTGGCATTCATTTAATAGTCCTAGTCATGAAAATAATTATGCTTATCCTGATGGTAATCAAGATACTGATTTGCTTGAAGCTAAAAGAAATTTAGCAAAAGAAGTTTATGATCAAGAGTATGGAGCAAAGTTTACAAGTTTTGCTGGTAGGGTCTATCCTTTTGATAGAAATTTAGATATGGGTCATTTTCCATACGATCCTAATCTGCCAACTTTTTGTAGTATTGACTTTGGATTTAGACAACCAGCAGCTCTATGGTTTCAAACTTATCGTGAAGAAGGTCATTGGCATATAAAAATCATAGATGAAATTATACACGAAACAGATATCAAGACAGATGATTTTGCAAAAAGAATTAAATCAAGAAAGTATAAGTATGTTACATACTATGGTGACCCAGCAGGTGGTCAAGCACAAGGTCAAACAGGATTAGGTGATATTGAAATATTTAAAAGACACGGTATTATGGTTAAAACTATAAGAGATAAAGTTTCTAGAAAAATTGAAGCTGGTGTATCTCATGTAAGAGGTTTTATAGAAAATGCAGAAGGTAAAAGATTTGTTCATGTACATAATGAGTGTCACGGTATAGCAGAAGATTTAGAAAATTATCGCTATCCAGAGCCTAAAGAAGGATTCCCTTTAAAACCTGATCCAGTAAAAGATGGATATCACGATCACGGATGTGATGCATTAAGATATTTTTTTATAAATAGATTCCCAATTAAAAATAGAGAAGTGAGGATAATACAAAGATGATTGCACAGGATATAATACAAGAATCTCTTAAAAATGAAAAATTAAGAATAGCACAAAACAGAAGAGATGAAATAAGAAGAATGGTAGATTACTATACTGATTGTGAAACTGACAAATATATTGATCAGCATTTTGCATCAAGTGCATTTCGTGAAATACCACCTTACTCTGTAAACTTTACAAGAAGATTTATTAATAAGATGTCAAGAATTTATAATCTAGGAGCGGATAGGAATGTAAGCGATGAATACTTGTTCCTCACACGCAAAAAAAATGCACGAATGAAACACATCGAAAGAATGACTAGGCTTGTTGGTACGATAGCAAATAGAGTTATGTTAAAAGAGGATGCAAATGGGAAGTATTTTGAATACAGACCAATTTATTATTATGATGCATTTTTTGATGAAGACCCATTTTTGCCGATGGCGATTACTTATCCGCTTCTACTTCCAGTTAACGATATATCAAATGCAGATAAAATGCATTATGCATATTTTGACGATGTGCATTACGCTGAGTATGATGAAGATGGTAATATAGTAAATCAATACGAGCATGGTTTTGGTGTTTTACCATTTGTATTTACACACAGAGAAGATCAAATAGATTCGCACTTTGTAGAGGGTGCAAATGATATTATTAATGTTAATGAACAAGTTAATATTACAATGACTGAGATGCAATTAGGACTGAGATTTCAAATGTTTGGACAGCCAGTAACTACAGGTGCAGATATTGACAAAAATATATCTAGGACTGGTTCTGATAGCATATTAGGGCTTCCAGAAGGTGCAACATTTGATATTGTAGCTCCTCAAGGTGATATTATGTCTGTAATTGAAAATGTTAAATTCCAAATAGAATTAGTTGCTCAGAATAACCATTTAATGATAAATTGGGCAGAACAAGGTGGCGAGATGCCATCTGGTGTTAGTCTTATGATAAAAGACCTGGAAAGAACAGAAGATTATTATGATGACATTGATCTTTTCAGAATGTATGAAGAAGAATTTTACATCGTGGAGAAAGAGGTTGCTAGGGCAAATGGGATTTCGCTACCTAATAAATTTGCAGTTAACTTTATAGAGCCAGAATATCCACAATCAATAAACGATCAAATACTGTGGAATACATTTAGATTAGAAAATAATCTAACAACTAGAGCTAAACTATTGACAGAAATAAATTCTGATCTATCTTTAGAAGAAGCTCAAACAATAATTACAGAGAATGAGGGTGTAAATGGCACAGGACAAGAGCAAAGAGGATTATTTAATAGAGCATTCCAAACTCCTGGGACAGCTGAGGGATAAAGTAGATAACATAGAGCTAGATGAAGGTGACTATTTAAATTCACCAGCTGAATATGCAGAACAAATAATAGAAAAAACTATTATACAATTCTTACCAGACTTTATTAAAGCTAGAGAAGAAGGTAAAGAATTAGCTAGGAGGATGCTTGATAAAGACTAAAACAACAACTAACTTTAGTTTCCAAAAGCTTAATAGAGAATTAGATAGTATTTTAGAAAAACATATATTTAAACTATCAGACAATTTAGCTGATATGGCTAAAGAAAAAATTAAATCTGGTAGTGTAAAACCTAAGATAACTAACCCTATTACAAAAAAATCAAGAAAAAGAAGAGGTACAGGTCTTACGCCATTGTACGATTCAAGAGCATTACATAACTCAATTAAGCCTACTAAAAAAGGTTCAGATGGTGAGCCTGGAGTAGATATATTAGAATATGGATTAAAGCACGAAAAAGGCTTTATTCATAAGTCTGGTACAAAAGTAAAGGCTAGGAGATTTTTATTTACTGCAAGTGCTAATTTACCACCTAAATTAAAGAAAAAATACAAAGCTTTAGAAAAATCATTTTATCTAGCAATTAATAAATCATTAAGTAAATATCGTGGGTAACATATGGCAGAAAGGGCGTTAACAGATGAAGAAATCAATGAAATCCTTAATAAATACCAGGGAGAAGTTACTGAAGAAGATAAAAGACTCCTCCAATGGATCGCCCTCGGATTGGGATACGATATTTCTGTCTTTGCTGCTAGAGTTGAGCGAGAGATTGCAGTACTTAGAGCGTCAGGGGCAAGAGAATCTGCAATTATTGAGGGAGTTCGAACTGATTACCAGACCAACGGAAGAATTTTCGGAGAACTTAGAAATTCCATTAAGCGAGGAGTTGTACTTGGAATTATGCAAAGCTCTAGACTCGGACAAAGTTCCATTTATGGCGATAGCATAACTACTTTTAAATGGGTTACTTCACAAGGTAATAAGGTCTGCGAAGATTGTCAACCAAGAGCAGGAACAGTAGCAACTTGGGAAGAATGGGAAGCTATAGGGATGCCAGGGACTGGATGGTCAAGGTGCGGAGGTTATTGTTACTGTATGTTAGTTCCAGAAGGCGTTAAAATTCAAGATACAGTCAAATTAAGATAATTTTTTTTTCAATTCAGATTCTCTTTTTTCTAATTCAGCATACCAGTCACGCTTAGCTTCACCCTTACGCCTACCTAAAGGTTCAAGTCCAACTTTTTTAGCTCGTTTCTGTCTTCTATAAGAATCTAAACTTTTTTTTCTATTTTTAGCTCTCTGCTCAGCAGTTAATTCTTTTTTATAACTTTTTTTAATTGCTTCTTTAAGCTTCTTTTTTTCTTTTGTAGACCTTACATTAGGATGATTGTTTTCTTCGTTTCTAGGGGGCAAATCTTGCGTTATTTCCATATCATCTACAATTTCTAAGACCTCAGCATCATTAATCTTTTGGAAATTCATAAATTTTTCAAATGGACTTTCAACTTTTACACTAATACGCTTAACTAACTTACCGCTAATCTCAGCTACAAACCTGGCGGCTTGAACATTACCCATTTTAGCTTCACGAACCATTGAATTGATAACCGATGGCATATGTACACCAATAGTAGATATATACTTTTCATACATAGCTTCAGCAAATGCTGGGTCATTCTTCCAATTAATCAAAGTCCTGGATGTAACACCACATTCCTTTGCGATGGCATTTAAATCCATATCAGGATTAGTACTCATTAACAGTAAGGCTTTATCCTTAACTTCTTTTTTAACAATATTACCCATACATCAATATATAACCGTTTGACTTACTTTGACAATTTTTATTTTTCTTTTGACTCATTATTTTTATTTGATCAGTTTTAGTACCCCCACAATAGGGTTGTCGCCTATCCGCCCCACTTACGGCGTTTACTTCAAGTGATACTTTAAGTGATGCAATCCGTGTAATTTTGTCAAATGAGATGAACAAAAGACAGGTATGAAAGCCAATAAAACCCAATAAAACAAGCTTAAAACAATATAAAACCAGGTTTAAAAAATATGATCTAAGTAATTAAAAAAAGATATTAAGAAAGTATTATTTATTATTGTATTGTTATATATGTAATTCGAATAGATGCCACCGCCACGCCTAGAATTAAT